GTACTTCTCTCTCCTACGTCTAGAATCCTGCCATGACTGGCCGAGGCAAATCCGGGCGAACCCCGGCGAATAAGAAGAAGTCCGAATCGAATCCGGTCGAATCGCGTCGAATCCCGTCGAATCTGAGCAACCGTGACGCGGTAGAGATGACGATCGAGATCCTCTTCGGGCTCGGTCGACTGGAGAAGATCGACTCGGCGACCGTGACTCTGTGTAGGCTTCTCGCAGATTCCGTAGATGCGAACCCGACATCGCACGGACTGTGGCGGCAGTATCGGGAAGCGGTGGAAAGGCTCAGGGCGATCGGTGACTCGGACGAGCAAGACTTCGCCGCGTACATGGACTTCCTCGACTCCGAGATTCGCAACCCCGGCTCGGAAGCGTAAGTCCCGCGGATCAGAGGTAGTCGGGATCTCCCGGCTCCTCGGCCTTCCGCTCATGGACTGGCAAGAGCAAGTCGCGAACGTCGCCCTCGAGTTCGACGGTGACGTCCCCGCCTACCGGGAACTCTGCCTCACCGTCCCGCGACAGTCCGGCAAGACGTCACTCATCCTCGCGCTCGTAGTGCATCGTGCGCTCCGATGGGGAACCCCGCAGAGGATCGCATACACGGCGCAGACGGGTCACGACGCCCGGAAGAAACTTCTCGACGACTGGATGCCGATCCTCGAACGATCGAAACTCGCACCGACGATCGACCGCGTCTACCGGGCAAACGGCGACGAGGCGATCATCTTCAAGAATGGCTCTCGCGTTGAAGTTCTCCGAAACTCGATCTCGGCAGGCCACGGACGCACACTTGACCTCGCGATCATCGACGAAGCGTTCGCCGACGAAGATGACGTCCGAGAGCAAGCCCTCCTCCCCACAATGGCGACCCGTAAGGACGCACAGATAGTCGTCGTCTCAACCGCCGGAACCGACCGCTCCCTCTACCTCAAGCGAAAAGTCGAACAAGGCCGCGCCGCCGTCGAAGCCGACACCGGACGCGGCGTCGCATACTTCGAGTGGAGTGCGGAACCCGACGACGACCCATTCGACCGGGACGTATGGTCGCGATGTATGCCCGCCCTCGGTCTCACCGTCAACGAGCAAGCCGTCGAACACGCCATGAGTACCATGACGTTGAACGAGTTCAAGCGTTCCTACCTCAACGTCTGGTCGGTCGTCGACGAGCGGATGATCCCGGTGAAAGTGTGGGCCGCGAACGTCTCCGCGAAACACGCTCCCGCCGGGACGCTCTCCTTCGCCGTCGACGTCGCCCTCGATCGCTCGAGCGCGTCGATCGCAGTCGCCGACCAAGAAGGCCGAATCGAACTCATCGACAACCGGGACGGCGTCTCATGGGTCTCGAACCGTGTCCTCGAACTCGTCCGCCGATGGAAGGGAAGCATCGTGATCGACGGCTTCGGCCCCGCCGGAACCCTCCTCGACCCGCTCAAGCAAGTCGGCGTCCCGATCACCGTCTACAAGACCGCCGACGTCGTCGCCGCCTGCGGACTGTTCTACGACGCCGCCCTCGACAAGAACCTCAAGGTGAAAGCCGACGACCGCCTCGACAACGCCGTCGCCGGAGCAACGCGACGCAACGTCGGTCAGTCGTGGCTCTTCCAACGCAACGTCCCGACGGCGGACATCACTCCGCTCTACGCCGCCGTCCTCGCATGGCATCACGCCACTCATCGAAACAAGACGACGCCGCGACCCGCGTCACGCATCTACTAGACTCGGGCAGAGCATGGGCGCACTCTCTCGTCTCCGAGACCTCTTCATCGTCGAGCAACGCGGACTCGGGACGTCATACTCGGCAACGTATCCGAACGTCTACGTCGACGCGGCGGGACGAATGTCGACACACTTCGTCGACGTCAACGCCGGTGTCATCGTCGACGAACGCTCCACGATGTCGATCCCCGGTATCTGGCGCGGCGTCACACTCATCTCCGACGCGATCGGACAACTCCCGCTCCACGCCTACCGCAAGAACGGAAAGACCGTCGACCCGCAACCGCTCATCCTCGAGCGACCCGTCCCCACAGAGACACGCATGGAGACGATCTCCGCGATGGTATCCGCGCTCCTCGTACACGGAAACTACATCGCGATCCTCGGAGCACCCGGCGCGAACGGCTACCCGGATCAGTTCTACCCGGTCAACCCGGCCCGCGTCTCCGTCATCCGCAAGGACGGCGAGATCATCTACAAGATCTACGACCATGAACGGAACCCCGTCGAGTACCGTGCCGACGAGATCCTTCACATCAAGGGCTACTCGCAACCCGGCGACCTCGTCGGCTACGGAATCCTCGCCGCACAACGTCAAGCCCTCGGCGGAGCGATCGCGGTACAGACGTACGCGCAGAGATACTTCAACGGCGGAGCAGTACCGAACGTCGTCATCGAATCCACCGACCCCGACCTCTCACAAGAGAAGGCCGAGCAACTCAAGTTCCAATGGATGCAACATTACGGCGGCATCAACCATGCTCCCCCTGTGCTCAACGAGACGACGAAGATCCGCGAGATCTCGCACAACGCCCGCGACTCGCAACTCATCGAGGCGCGCACGTTCTCGCTCACCGAGATCGCCAACATCCTCGGACTCCCGGGCTACTACCTCGGCGCACCGAACTCATCGCGCACATACTCGAACGTCGCCGAAGAGAACCTCCAACTCGTGAGATGGTCGCTCATGCCGTGGATTTCACGTTGCGAGCAACGTCTCTCTGAGTACCTCCCGCGCGGTCAGTACGCCAAGTTCAACCTCGACGCACTCCTGCGCCCCGACACGAAGACCCGCTACGAGGCGCACAAGATCGCGCTCGACGCGGGCTTCCTCACCGTTGACGAAGTGCGCGAGATCGAAGACCTCGACCCGATGGAACCGATCACCGACCTTGAGGACGACGTCAAGGGAACGACAGAACTCGACGAAGAACTCGACTCGCCGGACGAGATGGACGACATGGAGACCGACGTAGACTCCGAAGAGGATTCGGAAGAGATCGTATGAGCATCGAGACACGGCACTTCGAGTTAGATCTAGAGGTACGCGCAGAGGGCGACGGTCGTACCGTCTGCGGAATCTGCGTCCCGTACGATCGCGAGCAACGCATCCATCCCGGTCTAACCGAGGTATTCCGCAAGGGCGCATTCGACGCAGTCACCCGCGCCGCGAACCGCGTGAAGATGCTCTATCAGCACAAGAGCGACAACCCGATCGGACGCGCGACCATGCTCCGCGAAGATGCCTCGGGTCTCTACGGAGAGTTCCGCATCTCGAAGACCGAAGCCGGAGACGAAGCACTCGAACTCGTTCGCGACGGTGTCCTCACCAACTTCTCGGTCGGATTCCAACCGTTGAAGGATCTCCGCCGCAAGGACGGCGTCGTCGAGCGCGTGAAGGCTCATCTCGCCGAAGTGTCGCTCGTCACGTTCGGCGCGTACGGTGACGCCGCCGCGGTAGCCGCGGTACGCGAAGTCATCGAGAAGCCGAACCTCGCACAACTCGAGAACGTCCTCTCTAAGATCCGCCGATGATCTCCAAGTCGTACGCCGTCACAGACGCTCGGCAGATCGTCGTCGCGGCGGACAACATTCCGCGCACCGTCTATCTTCAGATCGCCGGGAACTCGATCGTCTACGTCGGTGGCGCAGACGTCACCTCGTCGAACGGTGTCCCATACGAGAAGCACTCGTCGCCGCACACCGTCTTCGTGCCGACGAACGAAACGATCTACGCCGTGTGCGCGACTGCCGTCACCGAGAGTCTTAGAGTTCTTCTACCCGATCTCGACTAGCCGCCTATGCCGTGGCACATTGAGACGTCTAATCCCGACTGCCGATCCGGGTACGCGGTCGTCAAGGACTCCGACGGAACCGTTGAAGGTTGCCATCGCACCCGCCGCGAGGCTCTCGCGCAACTCGCCGCACTCAACATCGCCGAAACCGAGAGATCGACCTTCCCGGCTATCCGCGAGGAAGAGTCCGAGGACTCGTCTCACCGGGAAGGAACCTTTCCCGAAAGCCTAGAACGTCAAGACTCGCACCGTCCGAATGACGCGATGGTCGCAGAGGCTCGACGCGGCCTGTCGTGGCGCGAAGTGTACGGACGAGGCGGAACGCTCGTCGGCGTCGCCCGCGCCCGAGACATCGTCAACCGTCGCGCGCTCTCGTACGACACCGTCGTCCGGATGCGTTCCTACTTCGCTCGACACGAGGTCGACAAGCAAGGCGAAGGGTATCGACAAGGCGAACCCGGCTATCCGTCAGCGGGTCGTATCGCGTGGGCGTTATGGGGCGGTGACGCGGGTCGAGCGTGGGCGAACGCGATCGTCGCCGAACACGACGACGAGTAGTTGCGAAACACACGCGCACGGCGTCTAGAATCAGAGCAGGCCGCACCCTCGGCTCGTACTACGCGCACCCGGCACAAGCCGCACCCGCGAGACGAGGCATCGAGCACCCGGTAGGAACATCAGCAACTCTTACCTCACAAGGACAAACCGTGAACACTTTCCTCTCCGCTCTCCACGAGAAGCGCAATAGCAAGGCCGAACTCATCGACGCGACGCTCAACCGCGCCGCCGACGAGGATCGGGACATCTCCGAAGTCGAGGCCGCGAACATCGCCGCCCTCGCGAAGGAGATCGAGAAACTCGACGAGCGCATCGCGCAGGTCACCGACATCGAGACCCGTAAGGCCGCCGCCGCCGACCTCGCCCGCAAGGTTGAGGGCGACAAGGTGGAGACCCGTCAGGTCGGCGGATGGAAGGTCAGCCGCGAAGAGCGCACCTACCGTCCCGAAGGCGATCACTCGTTCATCCGTGACGCATTCGCCGCACAGGTGCTCGGCGACTTCGACGCCCGCGAGCGCATCGCCCGCCATCAGCAGGAAGAGAAGATCGAGAAGCGCGACGTCACCTCGGCGAACTTCGCCGGACTTGTCGTCCCGCAGTTCCTCACCGACCTCGCCGCACCGTTCGCTCGTGCAGGCCGTCCGTTCATGGACGTCTCGCGCAAGCATGCCCTCCCCGGCAACGGCCTCACCCTCTCGATCTCGAAGGTGACGACTGGCTCCGCAACCGCGGTGCAGACGGAAGGCTCCGCCGTACAGGAAACCAACATGGACGACACGAAACTCGACATCTCGGTCGTCACGGTCGCAGGTCAGCAGAACGTCTCGCGTCAGGCTCTCGAGCGTGGCACGGGCATCGACTCGCTCGTCATGGCCGACCTCGTCAGCGCGTACCACACGCAACTCGACGCGCTCAACGTCACCACCTCGGCGACGTCGTTGACGAACACGATCACGCAGGTCATCACCTACACCGACGCCTCGCCGACGGTCGCGGAACTGTACCCGAAGATCCTCGACGGCGTTCAGCGCATCCAGACGAACTACTTCGGTGGCCCGAACTTCATCCTCATGCACCCGCGCCGTCTGGCCTACATCCTCGCCGCAGTTGACTCGACGGGCCGCCCGCTCGCCGTGCCGACCCAGAACGGCCCGATGAACGCCGTCGGCGTTGGCTCCGGCTCCGTCGTGTACGGAAACTCGGGCTACTCGATCGCCGGACTCCCGGTCATCACCGACGCCAACGTCACAACGACGAACGGCGCAGGCGCGAACGAGGACGTCATCATCATCGGCAACACGCAGGAGTCGCATCTGTGGGAGACCGCAGGCGGCGCACCGTTCATGCTCCGATTCGAGGACGTCAAGTCCGCCGAACTCGAAGTCAAGATGGTCGTCTACGGCTACTCGGCTTACACTGCCAACCGCTACCCGAACGCATTCGCGCTCATCGGCGGAACGGGTCTCGTCACCCCGACGTTCTGAGCATCTCCCCTCGGAGACCCGGGTCATTACTGGCATGATCCGGGTCTCTAGGGGTCTCAGAGCAAGTGCAACGATCACCGCGGTCTCCGATCGCGTCAAGTCGTCTATCCGGCCCGGCTTCACCGAATCCGCTACGCCTCCTCGCGTCGAGTCGGTGCAAGTACCCGCTCCGGGCCGGGTAGACACTCCAAAGAAGAAACGAAAGAAGGCGTAGAACATGGCGATCACGAACGGGTACGCGACGCTCGCACAGTTTCAGGCCTACGCCAACATGAGCACCCTCACCGCGGGCGAGACGACAACGATCGAGAAGGCCATCGAGTCCGCGTCACGTTCGATCGACCGGATCACGAACCGCCGCTTCTACGCCGACTCCACAGTTCAGCAACGTTTCTACCGTCCGATCGACTGGTATCGCCTCGACGTTGACGACATCTCCACGACGACCGACATTCAGGTCGCGTTCGATCAGACGGGGAACGGCAACTACACGCAGATTCTCGCGTTCAACACCGACTACGTTCTCGATCCGATCAACGCCCCACAGAAGGCGATCCCGTACACGCGGGTCGTCATGGTCGGCGCGACGACACTCCCGGCCCCGTACTCGTGGAGGCCCGCCGTGCGCGTCACCGCGAAGTACGGATGGTATAACGGCGTCGCCCCGGACGACATCATCGAGGCGACACTCATCCTCTCCGCCGATCTCTTCAAGCGCGCCTCCTCCGTCGGCGGCGTACTCGGCCTTTCCGAACTCGGCGCGATCCGCATGAGTCCCCTCGGACGCGACATCGCCGCGATGACTCGTGCGTACCGACGGGACGTCATCGCATGATCCCGTCACAAGTACGCGACGCCCTCAAGACCGCCGTCAACATCACCGGACTCCGCGTCTACGACACAGTCCCGGACGGCCTCATGCCGCCCGCCCTCGTCGTCGGTCAACTCTCGATCGAATGGGATCTCGTCATGGCTCGCGGCGCAGACTCGGCGACCGTCGACCTCATCCTCATCGCGGGCCGTATGTCCGACCGCGCCGCACAGGACTATCTCGACGGGCTTCTCACCGCGACCGGATCAAACTCGATCAAGACGAAGATCGAAGCCGATCAGACTCTCGGCGGGACGGTATCGTCGGTGCGATGCGTCTCCGCCGTACCCGTCGCCGTGACTGTTGCGGGTGTCGAGATGCTCGCCTACCGCTTCTCCGTCGAGTTGTGGGGATAACACGCGACAGAGTCCCCGACTACAATGAACCCGCACCTCGCGAGCACTACGGCGCGCGCAAGGACGGATCGGATCAACACAAGGAGTAGTCTTTAGAACATGGCAACAGTCACCCAACTCGGAACCGCGGACGTCTTCACGGTCGGCGGCGTCGACTTCAAGGATCAACTCCAGTCGATCACCATCACCTACTCGAAAGAGGCTCTCGAAGTCACGACCCTCGCAGACACCGCGCGCAAGTTCGGCGCAGGCCTCCAGAACAATGAGATCACCTTCACCGTTCTCGGCTCGTTCGCGTCGAGCGAAGCCGTACAGACGTTCTTCGGTGACGTCGGTACGACCGTCGACATCGTCTACTCGCCGCTCACGGGCGCACCCGCGACCTCCTCGCCGAAGTATGAACTCGTCGGCGGATACCTCGCCTCGTTGCCGATCACGGTGAACGTCGGCGAACTCGTTGCCGTGACCGTCACCTATCAGGGCGGAACTCTGACGGAGGACGTCACCCCATAATGATCGACATCTCCGTCTCCGTTGAGCGGCGAGACGGAACACAGGATCAGTATCCGGTGTTCCCGCCGACGATCATCGCGTTCGAGCGTTGGGCCAAGATGGGCATCTCGTCTGCGTTCGCATCCAACTCGGTCAAGTTCGAGCACCTCTACTACCTCGGATGGCTCGCCGAGAAAGACGCCGGAGTTGTCGTGAAAACGTTCGACGAATGGCTCAAGACCATCAAGTCTGTCGACATCGTTG